TAAATGTGCCGGCACTAGCATCTATTTTACATTGGTCTGCAAAGTAAATAGTTGGTGGTTTACAATCCAAGTAATTAGGATAAAATCTAAATCTGGCAACACCGTTTTGGTATATATTTGTAGAACCTGTATCAATACGAATATAGCTATTTTCATCCCATTTAAGCCTTACTGCACTTCCTACACCTTGTTCATTGTTATATGTCGCATCAATGGAGCATCCACCAAACAAGTGTAAAATTGGATTGGCTGGGTCTGCATAAAGATTTCCTCGAACCATTAAGTTTCCATTTGCATCACCTTTTAAAACAGAATTACCTGCTCTATTCCTAACATCTATTGCCCCATTGTAAATAGTTACTCCATTGGCATCAATTTCTGTAGAACCACTAATAACTTCATTTTGCCTTGCTGTATAAGAACCATTCTCACCCTTAGATAAACAAGGTAGTCCAATACTAAACACTCTATATCCAGTAGTACCAGCTTTAGGTTTTACCTCTATATATAATAAGAAGGTATCATAATTAATATCTTTTGTTGTAAAAGTTACAGAGTATCGGTTAATATTATAGCCAGTTTTTAGATTAATAAGTTGATTAGCTACATAGTTACTTCCTAGCTTATAATCTACATATAATCTAAATGTTTCTATATTACTTTCTGTTATGCTGCTAAGAGAAAAAGTATACTGTGAATTTCTTTTAGGTAATCTTTCGCCTATCATACCTTTTTGATATAAGAGTCCCCTATCGCTAGTTAAGCTGAAAGCTCTCCACCCATCTGTGGGCATAAAGAAATTAGCATTACCAGTATATAATCCGATACCACTCATATTCCAGCCTGTAGTTTCTCTATTAGAAAAACTTGAATTGCTTAAAAGATTTATTATATCTATAGAGAAAAAATCTAATTTCAATTGATTTGCTGTGAGCTCCATACTTGCTTTAGTAGCATAAGTCAACGTAGCATCATTTTTAGATACAAAATCATCACTTACTTCTAACTTTATGGCTTGGGTAGTAGCATAGTTAGTTTCTATATTAGATACTCTTTGTGTAAATCCATCTGCAGTTTGCTTTGCTTCTGTAGCCGTAGATAATGCACTCTCTGCAGTAACTTTTGTCTTAGATACAGTTTCTACTGTGCCATCTAAGTCCCTTCTTACTTCATTAGTCTTTGTTTCCACTTCAGTCACTTGACCTGTCAAAGCATCTATAGTACTAGTATGACTACTAATTACACTAGTAATAGAGTCTACTGTAGCAACTGTAGAGTTATACGCATCTTTAAGTTGTATGGTCTGTCCATCTTTAACTATTGTAGTGTTAGATATTAAGCTATCTATTTTACCTTGTTGAATGTTTAGAGCTGTAGTATTGCTCTCTGTAACTTCTTTCATGGTAGGCAATGCACTTGCAAGACTTGTAGAGTAAGTTAAATCTACGATTGGATTAATTAGACTACCCTCAGTTAAGAAATATCCATCTTTGAATTGCTTCATATACTGCTCCACACTAATAGGTTCTTTCACTGGTGTTGCAAGTTGATAATATATTATAACTGGGTTAGCTTGTAGCCACGCTTTTAATTTAACTGCCTTTTGTATTCTGTCATCAGTGTCGGTTATCCCTGTTTTATTCCTTGATAATGAAATTCTTGTAACTGCATATGCGTTAGATGTGGATACACCTTCTAATAATGCTGAACCTGTATAATAATCTGTAAGGGCTGGTAAGGTATCACATATTGTAGCTAAAACATTAGGGGAGCCTATGGGTACAGAAAAGTATCTTGTATAGAACTCGTCTAGGTTTGTACTAGCGTTGTATCTTTCCCAATTCCATGAGTCTACGTTGACTAAATTTCCTATATCTACATTCCTAGTAACCTCATTTTCTTTAGCAGTATCTCTCACCCCATTAGGTAAACCCCTTAATGGGTTGGTTAGACTTATAGGCTGTCTATGTTCTTTGTAATCTTCATAAGTTGTTGATGTCGTACCTTCTTCAAGCTGAAAATTATTTAACACTTCAAAACCCTTTTGGTAAGATGATATTCTTATATACTCAACATTATTATTGAATTTAATTGAATTTATTATAAATCCACTATAAGTTATAAGTCTTTCAATAAAAGTTTTATCAGCCTTGTAAGTTGCTATTATAATGTTCTTATTATTACCATTCCACACATAATTTTTAGTGCTATCAACTTTTATATAAAACTCACTCAATACAGAATTAACCTCTTCTGTGTATCCTCCAGTAGCAGAAAAATAGAATCCTTTTTTAAGTAGTGTATTGTCATTGTTAAACAAATTCTTACCACAACTTATAAGTTCTAAATTTTCACTTGTTTCTCCTACACTTCTTATACCTTCAAAGTAAGGTATTTCTTTGTTAGTCCAATCACCTTCGAGAACCATGCCCTTTAATTCTGTTTTATTTGCTTCTGTCCAACCTTTTGTCATTAATCCCACTACAGCATACACCTTTCTATTAGCTTCAAGTGTTATAACTTTTTTATTAAAAGGCGAGACATCTTGAAGTACTACTGGAGTGTTATTTAAATCATATATATTAAATCTTATTTCTCTAACAGTTGGATTTACAAGAGTTATAGTTTTTCCACCTAAATCTACTATTGGGTATGTGTTTGTATAATACCAATAACCAACGGTTTCATTTCCTAGTGTAGTTGTACTAGGTTTGAATAAATTTTGTAATGTCCTACCACTAATACTATTAATCTTCAACATTCCATCTATAGCACCATCTAACTTGGTTATAGAACTATCTATAGTTATACTAGGAGGAGCACTATCCACCTTAGTTGTAAGAGTATTAAAAGCAACATTTAAAGTTTGTGCAGTACCGTCTAAAAGCACCTTGGATGAATTTAGAGTTGTAGCTCCATTATTAATACTTGTAACTACACTAGATATATTAAGCTTATTCCCCTGGATATTTGCATTATCAGATACCATATCATCTCTTATAATTTTATTCTTTATACCATCTGCTTTAAGTCCTGTGGCATCAAACATTAACTTTCCGGAACTATCCCATACATACATGGAATAATCATTGCTCGCATCTTTTCCTATCTGGACTCTAACCCTTGTACTATCCTTAATCTGTATAGTGTTATCGAATATTAGAAGATTTCCACTATCACTTTTTATTCGGAACTTATTTACAGATATATCTCCGGCATTTATTTTACTTACATCCAAATTCTCAATCATGGCATTTTTGATAAAACCATTTACTACTGTAACCTTATCCGAACTTAGTATTAAGGATTGGATATTGTTAGATGTAAGATTTCCATTAACTAATGTTTGTATATCTCCTACACTACTTTCTAATATCTCTATCCTTCCTACACTGGCTGTAAGGTCTGTTATGTTAGCCTTATTAGCTTGGAGATCAACTATACTTGCATTAATTGCAGTAAGTTCTTCTACATTAGCTTTTGTAGCTTCTAGATCGCCTACTCTTATTAAAACTGCATTGAGAGAGCCTACATCTGCTTTTTCTGCATACAAATTATCTATCCTAGCATTTACTACAGTTAAATCAGTAATTTTTCCTACACTTGCTTCAAAATCGCTAATTTGTTTTGTAGTTATACTATCAACTGTTGAACCATCTACAGTTCCATTATCTGTTGTAATATTACTTACTGTGTCTACAGTATCGTTATATTCTTTTTGTATATCTGTAAAACTTAGGATAGAATTAGCTATTTCACAAAAGTTTCGGTGTGGTTCTTCCGGATATTCTGTAATTTTAACAATACGTTGCTTTTCTTTAATACCTTTATCTTTAGATATAAGAGCAATTGTATCTCCTAGTCCATAGCTTAAGATACTGTACTTATTAGATGTGTTTGCTAGGTCTATTATGTCAGCTCCGTATGCTTTATATGGCTTAGATATTTCATCTAGCTTTTTAGTTGCATCTTCTGTAAGGCTTGATATATCTGTATATCTTTCATCCTTCCATATAAAAGTTTTCTTTTTAGAAGAGTATTGAAAGTTTTCTACTGTAACTTTGAGGTCATCTTTACCTATAGCTATAAGTCTAGTGTAGAAATCATAGGAGTTAGATTGTACATCTAGGTTACGTAAATTAAGAGAATCCATAAAATAGACTCCCTTGTCAGCTCCTAGCTTTTCTGCTACTTTTACAACTTTGTTTATAGTATCAAACTCAACTTCTACGAGATAAGTTTTCTTAGCCTGTTGAATAATATCCCATGTACTACAATTAGTCTTTCTTATAGTCCTTCTTTTAGTAACTCCATTCACTTGCACTGTCCATCCAGTTCCAGCTACTGCAAGAGTTAAACATTCGCTAATAGTTTTCTCTGTAGTGTCAAAATGTTCCCATGCTTGGCCCTCTAAATCTTCTACATTAAGAGTTGCTTTTATAGAGTTCCATTCTCCATTTGTAGATATTTCTTTTACTACAAATTCATCCTTCTTAGTTCTTATATAACATTCCTCTTTAATGTCCTTGGATAGCCTGGAAGGATATAAAAAAGAAAGTGTCTTATCTCCACTGGACAATACACTTTCTATATTCATGTCTTTATATAACCTTAAGCCTTTTATTTTTACCTTGTTTAAATCATATAATTGTAACAATATTTAAGCACCTCCCATCTAATAGAGGTACTTTTATTCCTCTATCATATAATCTATTAACATTAGCTCTGCTGGACTCATATCACACTTAGAGTTTATAAGTTCATCTATATGGAATTTATGAATATCCACTTCATTCTCTATGGCTAATAGTTCCTTAATATCTCTATTCCAATCTTCAACATGTTCTGGTGCAATTTTAATGCTATTATCCTCTATTAATGGTTTACCCTCTTCATCTTTCACAGAGTACTTTTCTATAAGCTTTTGTCTTTCTTTATTGTAGACTTTAATTTCAGCTTCAATCTTCGCTATATTCTTAGCTATAGCATAAGAAACTTTTATAGGTAAATTCTTCTGTGATATTGCACCTAGTACATTTGCATCATTTACTATTCTTTCATTACTAAGCTTCACTTGTAGCACCTCCTACTAATTCATCTTCTATAGCATAAAGCTCCTTATCAAAGTTATCCATATCGGCTCTTACTTCAGCTTTATTGGCATTATACAATTCTTGGTTTTGTATGCTCCTTGTTACACTCCCAACATTTCCTCCATTAGTACTTATAGTTGCATTCATGTATGCTACTTGTTTATTTTCTATAATGCTATATCCTGTTAATGTAATACTTTTATTTGTTTTTAACATAAAAAATCATCCTCTCTTAAATAAATCTTGGTTTATATTTAATATTTATATCTACATTGTTTCTACTAACTGTAATAGTATTTGCTCCTGGCGTAAGTCTTGGAAACTCCCACATATCAGTGTCATTAAATTTATTAACTCCATCCACTGTTACAGTACCTTTTTCACCATCTATTATTACTTTTTTACCACCTGTTAAAATTCTAATAGTCATAGGTTCATCACTTAATCCAGTTAAAACTATATCTGCTATGGTTACAGAAGGTGTTATTTCTACTATAGCTGGAGTCTCTTCGTTGCCTGGTACATTTATTGTTTTAGTAGTTATTCGGTTCATTGTTTCTACTATCTGTGTAGAGTACTCATATCCTACAAATTCTATATTTAAATATAGCTATTCATCAAAATTAGTGTCCTCTACATTATGATCCACAAGATACACATGATAAAAATGAGATAGATTCTTAAACTTTATATCTACTTCATTTATTAATTTAGACATAAAATTAGAGATATTATTATTAATAACATCCCTGTTTTCACCTTCGAATAGTAATTTTATAGATACTTTTTTAAACTGTTTTTTACTGTCTATTTGATTAAAGCTATCTTTAACTCTAACCTTTTCTATTTCGATAGTTGTATGAGCTTATTACTTACACTTGCTCCAAAGACACTAATATCTATATTATTTATAAGCATTATCTCGCCCTCCTTCCAGCCATAGCGAAACTATTACTAACCTTACCAACAATAGAATCATCTAGCTTTACACTACCTGTTAAAGATATGTTTTGTATGGCTTGTGCAACTGCCTGTGCAACTGTTTGTGCCATAACACTATAATCAATTCCTCCTGTATTCGTAGAACTATTATTATAAGTGTTATAGTTGTTAGTAGTGCTATTTATTAATTCTCTACTAGCTAAACTATCAGCATTATAATAACTTCCACTAGTCAAGATATCTCTTGTTTGTGCTGCAGTATAAACTTTTTCCCCTCCACTAAAATTAAAAAGTTGAGGGCCATCATCTCCAGTTAAATAAAATGTACCATTCTTTTCAATTAACTCTTGTCCTTCTTCTGCTACAAAAGCAACACCAGGCTGTGCATAATTAGTTCCATCAGCATAAAACCTGTCTATACCATCACTTGCACTAGACCTCCATCTTTGCTCTTTTATAGTCAATGTAACATTTTTATTTAAAGGAATATTATCTATAGCAGATTTAATATCCTTTAAATTTTTAATAGTTCCATCTGCATTAGTTTTTATTTTAACAGGAGTACCATTTATATCAATAAAACCTTGTCTTGTACCATCTGTGGCAGCAGTCATTCTATCTAAAGAGCCTATAACTTTATTGTTACTATCTAAAATATTACCATTAGAGTCTACTGTGGCCTTTGTATAACCATTCATGATACTTGTCATAATACTTCTATTCTTAATTGCATTTCTAACTTCTTCATCCATCTGATTACATATATCTTTACTATAGCCTACTACACTATCTCTCCCTATACCACGTTCAGAAACATTTAACTTATTAAGCGCAATTATTTCTCCTGTAGCTTCATCCGTTTTAACTACTATATTATCCCATGTTTTTGTTTCGGTATTCAAAAGTTTATATGTTCCATCCTCTGTAATTCTATTGATTTCATCATATTTAGCAATTTCTTTCTGAAATCTTTCATTTTTTCTTCTGTCCCAAAAGCTCATTTCTTCACCAGT